ATACTCCGGCCCGTATTGATCGCAACGAACTATGGGTTGATATTGCTATTGAGCCAGTCAAGGCTGTGGAATTTATCTATATTCCGCTGCGTATTAAGAATACTGGAGAAATCTCAGGAGCAGCCTAATCAAAAACCTGGGGTCAAAAATTTGGCCTCAGGGTTAGGTAAATAAACATATAGGAGATAACAAATGGCAAGTGCATCACTTAACAAAATGACAGTCCCGTTGGGCAGCGGCCAAAGCAGTCCAACACAGGGTCTGTTGATGCCAAAACTTAAGTATCGCTTTAGAGTGTTCTTTGAGAATTTTGGAGTTTCAACCCCCACAACAGAATTGACCAAACAAGTGGTCAGTATTGGACGTCCCAATCCAACATTTGAAGAAATTTCAATTCCAGTTTACAACTCCACTGTTAAACTGGCTGGCAAACCCAGCTGGGCAGACATCACATGCTCTATTCGTGATGATGCAACTGGTGCAGTGACCAGACTGGTTGGCGAACAACTACAGAAACAATTTGACTTCTTGGAAATGGCTTCAGCTAGTTCAGGTATTGATTACAAGTTCTTGACCAAGATTGAAGTGCTGGACGGTGGTAACGGTGCTGCTGTTCCTGTGGTGCTAGAAACCTGGGAACTGTATGGTTGCTATCTCAAAGGTGCAAACTATGGTGACCTAAACTATGGCACCAACGAAGCTGCCACAATTGAACTGTCAATTGCTTATGAGAACGCTAACCAAACACCTGGCGGATCGGGCGTAGGAACTGAAATTGGTAGAACTCTAGGAACTGTGATCACAGGCGTGGCAGGCGGTCGTTAATCGCGGGCGGTAGCCGATGCCAACATTTGGTCAAAATTTTCTTAAAGACGCTGCTCAAGGATTTTTTGGTTCGTCTTATTTGCGTGACTATCGACACGCAAATAAGACTTTTACCGCCAATAGCTTTGAACTAAAACCGCGTTACAAATTTCTCTTTCATGTCAGTTTTACACTGAACTACAAAGAGATTCCTGCCTTACAAGCGGCCATGGGCATGGATGATATCAAGAATATCAGCCTGCTGGTCAAAACCATTGATCTGCCCAAGTACTCTATAGCCACAGAAACTCTGAATCAGTACAATCGCAAACGTATTGTGCAGACCAAGATCAATTATGATCCCATTAACATAACTTTTCATGATGACTATGGTGACTTGGCAAGGACCATGTGGTATAACTACTACAGTTACTACTACAAAGATCCTAATCAGCGGTATCTAGATCCCAACAACACCAACGGTAGTATTGGCCCCAGTAGTAATCGACAGGCTGGCTTTGGCTACAATACTCGTGACATCTACGACGATCAACGTATTGGCAATGTCAATGATTGGGGTTACATTGGTGAAGCATTCGTAGACACCAACACTGGCAATTCTGGTAAACCTCCTTTCTTTAGAGATATACGTATCTATGGCATGGACCAACGCAAGTATGCAGAGTATGTTTTAATCAATCCCATCATTCAAAACTTCAGTCATGACCAGTATGCATATGCCGAGGGTGGTGGTACCATGCAAAACAGCATGACGATTGCATATGAAACTGTAAAATACTACAGTGGTGCAATTGGCAGTGAAAGACCCGATGTCAACGTACAAGGTTTCGCTGATCCAGCTCATTATGATACAGAATTGAGTCCGTTGGCAAGACCAGGCAGTAATCAAACTGTGTTTGGTCAAGGTGGTCTAATTGATGCTGGCGCTGGTATTTTGGAAGATTTACAAACTGGCGGACCACTGGGTGTTTTGGGCGCGGTACAAAAAGCTGGCGCTACATATGACACCTTCAAAGGCAAACAATTACAGAGCACTACGATTAGCGAAGCTACTGCACTGGGCAAACAGGCCATTCAAGGCAGCATACCTGGTGCTGTGAGAGCTATACAAGGTCGTGGTACTGGCATGATATTCCCTACTCCCAAACTACCACCGGGCGCAACACCGCCCATTAATCTAGGACAATAAAAATGGGTAGCATTAACTACACCAATTACAACATTGATCAAACTGTCAGAGTGTTTGACAGCTTCTATGATTATGATGTCAACGTTCCGGCCGCTGAATACGATTTGGTGCACAGTTTTTTCCTAAAAGAAATGTCTGATCGCACCGCAGCGGGCAACTTCACCGTGAGTTTGTTTAGGGTGTCCCAAAACACTGGAATCCCTGCTCTGACCCTGTTACAAGAATTTGAGCAGGGTAGCACTGGTATGGGACTCAATGTCACTATGGCATACTATCTAAACAGCATTCGCAGCAGAGCCAGTCTGCTGGGGGTAGGCGTGCCTGTGACTCCAAATTTTTACGCCGCTAGAAATGTAATACAATGAGTCGCTGGGCACAAGGCAATTACGAAGTTATTAACCCAGACAAGTACGTAGGCAAAGGCAAACCTCGCTATAGATCTGGCTGGGAACATAGCTTCATGCGCTTTTGCGACCTAAACGATCACATTTTGCAGTGGGCCAGCGAAGCTTTAACCATTCCATATCGTCATCCACTCACAGGCAAGAGCACGGTTTATGTGCCAGATTTTTTGATCACTTACCGCACTAGAGACAACACTGTGCGGGCTGAACTTATTGAAATCAAGCCCAAAAAACAAAGTGTGGTTGAAAGCAAAATGACCAGTCGCGATCGCGCTGTTGTGGCAGTGAACTACGCCAAATGGGACGCTGCTACCAAATGGGCTCGACGCAATGGCATGGTGTTTAGAGTCATAACTGAAGATCAAATGTTCCATAACGGTAGGCCATGATCCCATAAATATGGCATGACCAGAAAATTAGAGGAATTGTTTGATCTGCCGCCCACTGAGCAAGAAGTAGACACTGCTTTGCCGATTATTCCTACTGCTAGAGAAACACTGGCAGCTTTGGACAGTGCCATTGACAAAATTGACAGTGCGTTACCAGCAGTGCGTGGCCTTGATGCCACAGATCAAGAAATGGATGATCTTGCTTCCATGGCACAAAGCAGCTACCGAGATCTCATGGATCTGGGCATGCAAGTGGACAGTCGTTTTGCTTCAGAAATTTTTGGTGTGGCCAGCAACATGCTGGGGCATGCCATTACTGCCAAAACAGCCAAGCTTGATAAAAAACTCAAAATGATTGATCTACAGTTGAAGAAAATGAGACTGGATCAACAAGCCCCGGCTGAAGAAGCTCCGGCCATGAGTACCGGTCAAGGTGTGGTTTTGAGTCGCAATGACTTGCTGGATCGTGTGCTGGGCAAGGGCCGAGATCAAAACAGCAAAAAAGAATAAATATACAACAGGACACTGACATGAAACCATTTGTAAAATACCTAGCCGAAAGCGAACGTACATATCGCTATCGCATCAAAGTTGTGGGCGATGTGCCAGCTGGCTTCTTTCGAGACTTGGAAAAGAAGTGTGATCAATTTGACATTGTCAAAATGACCGATGCTAGAACCACTCCTATCCGCAAACAGATTCCTGACTTCCCAGCTTTCCCCAATCAGGCCATGAACATTGTGGACGTGGAGTTTAGATATCCTGCCATTGAGCCACAGATCAAACAGTTGGCACAGTTGTTGGGTCTAGATCCCAATCGTGTGGTTATGAATGCTGAAAGTTATGAGCAAAGTCTCAATGACGAAAATGCCAAGATTGAAGATGAAAACAAAGATCTGTTGACCGACACAGACTATCCTGCCCCAGACAAAACACAAAAAGGCCTCAGCAAAGACTATGGCGCTGCGCCCTATGACCATGTGGTGCTGAAAAATGCATATCGGTCAGACTTCACTGTGGCCGGTGGCAAGACTGCTCCGGCCCGAACCACAAATGATATACCTCAAGGCAACAAGAGCCCAATGAGTTCAATCAAGCGTCCGCCCAAGCCACCCACTGGTGCACAACCCCAAGGATAATTGCAATGACATTTTTTTATGATCTCAACAAAAAGCTTGCTGGTATTGCAGACAAGCCACAGACCAAGACATTGACAGAAAGTGCACAACCTGCTGTGGCCGAAGGCAGCACTGGTGATTACAGTGCCAAAAAAGCACGAGCCGGCAAAGACA